TGGCAATTTTTTGAATTTCCCTTTTGCTACTGCAGAGAGGAAACCGTTAACTCTTTCAGTAGCCCAAGTTTTTGCTATTTCTTCTTGATCTTGGACGGGGCTAGAGTTAAACGCATTTATGCCTCTGGTGTAAACCTCAAAGATTTCTTTGAAATCTACACTCTTATTGATAACATTACCATATTTTTCATTATGTTGAGAAATTAATGACTCAAGTTCTTTTCGAATTGCAACCTCTGCTGCTTTTGTTATTGAAGCAACTTTAATTTTAGTAAGGTCTGAAATATTTTTTATAACAATCTGTTGAGTTTCTGAGAACTTGTTGTTAGAAAGTTTCTTATAAACTCTAACGCTTGCCTTCTCTTCATTAAGAAGTTCTACTCTACCTTTTTCAAGGGAGGAACCTTTCTTAAATACAACAAAATCATTTTCTTGGATAGGAGTGTTATCTGCCTTGTAGGTGACTTTCTTCTTTTTCTTTTCTTTTGGAATGCCTCCAGCAAGACCTTGTTGAGCATTACGGCTTGGAGTATTTTCATTAGTTAATGTCTGCTTGTCAATGTCATCGTCATCCATATCTTCATCTTCCATATCTTCATCGTGCATTTTATCAAGGGAGGAGATCCTTCTAAGAGTACTCATCTTGTGCCCAACGCGAGTATCTGATGCCACCCAGCCATCTGCAGTTTTTCTATAAACTCTAATTAGAACTGCTGGATCGCCTTCTTCAGCGTTAATAGTAAAGTCTGAGTCTGGAACATTAATAGAACCTGATCTTGAAATTCTTTCTACTTTGCCTCTGGCAGTACCACCAGATGAATTCCATGAAACAAAACTTCCAACTGAAATAGAGTCTGCCTTAAAAAGATACTCGTCTACGACCTTACCTATTTCTTGATTTTTATTAACGTCATTTGACTCAATCCAGCCAATCTCAGACATATTTCCATTGCAAGAGGGGCAGGAGGCTGATTCAGATTTTTCTGCAATAGCAATTTTATCGCTCTGGCACCAGAAAACATTCTCAGTAGAAAACTCTGTGGCTATGCCAGAAGTTATAATCTCGTCCCCTAGTTTTTGAATAGAAAAAATGTTAGCGAATTGATTAGCGGGAGAGTCAACTAGAGACAACTCCATTAACTCATATTCCTTTACGACTCTTACAGAATTCTCTTCATCGTCTTCATCCATTGAATTTTCATAGTCAAGGATTCTTCCGCCGATTGAGAAGCCAGTTAGAGTACCGTCTAGAACCATCTGCCAGATATTTTCAGCGCCTTTTGAAATGTAGGCATCAACAAATATTCCGCTATATGTTTTTCCAGATGATTGATCATAGAAAGAGTTTTCACGGAATGAAACTATTTTGCCAGCGGGAATAGGCTGATGCATCAGACGCACATTACCTCTAAAGTTTTCAAACGCTTTTCTTGATGCATCTGAAAGCAGAACGTCACCCTGCCTGTCTATATTATCTAGCGTTGCAAAGCCGCTAACTATACGACGTTCTTCATCGACCTTAGCAATCGGCATAGTCAGGCGTAGGTTGTCGCCGTCTAAATCGAAATGTGCTTTATTAATATCGGTCATAACATTTTAATTATATTATATATACGGTTATTAATTTTGTTGCCTACCATCGCCTTGTGCTGCTCTTCCAAGTTCTGCAGCATCTGACTGATTAGCCGATCTTTCTTGATCTCTTAACCTATTCCCACTAGCCTGTGCATTTTGTTCTGCTGCCTGTGGGCCAGTTAGAATAACAGGCTCATCTCCATTTGGTAGACTTGACTTTCCTAATCTTTCTCTAACTTCATTAGGAACAATAACACGCATTCTTAAATATCTCTCATCTATCTTAGACTGAGTTTCTTCATCTGTAAGAGTAAGTTCATTAAACTCAAATCTAAATATGTCTGTTTTCTCTGCAATAATTTTATTAATTTTCTTTTCTAGTGAATCTTGGGCTGGGCGGCATACTTGTTCCTTAAACGTTCTGTCTGATTCTCTTGCAGCGGCAAGACCAATTCCTTCAGTAGCGCCTACCTTAGATGCAGGAACACGATGAGCCATAAGGATTTCATCCTTGTTCATCTTCTTGTAATTGTTGAATGATGAGTCCTGGATGTTAGTCTCAACTGGCTCCATCTTCATCTCAACCTTATTATCTGGTGTATCGCCAGGGATTGGAATGATAGCAGTTCTATGTGACTGTCCTCTTAGGTTGCCTTGGAAAAACTCAAACAATCTCTCCTCTGCCGCTCTAGACATTTTTGCACCCTTGAGCCAGAAAATATAGCGGGGTACGGCTTTGTTCTCAAAGTATTCAAGGTTGAACCTGGAGGCAAATTCATTTCCTGCCATTGCATTTTTAGCAGCAACAATTGCAGGTAGTCCGTAATAAGTATTAGTTGGAGTATAGTTTTTAATATGAATTATCTCGTTTGGACGTTGATCTGTTGTTATGGGGTTCTTTTCTGTGCCCTCAAAATTGCGGAAGAAGACCGCTTTACCTGCGACAATTTGAACGAATCCATCACGCAATCTACGCACTCGCATGGTAGAGGCTGGAATATGACCAATGTAGCCAATTTCCCCATTAACCTTCCTGCCGATTTCAATATACCCATTTCCAGTTGACTCCGCATCTATATATGCTTTAATTAATGTCATTGTGAAAGTATCATCATCGTTTCTACTTTCTAGCCATTCAATTGTTTTTTGTTTTTCCCTGGCGATTTTTCTTCTTGCCCGTGCCAACTGGTCTGGATCATTAATCTCTTCAATTCTCTGAATAACGTCTAGGGTTGGCATCAAATCGTAGCCCAGGCCAACAATATTGGCAACCTTTGCATTAATGGCAGCATAGTTGGGAGCAGATATTTCATAAATCTTTGCAAGAGCAGAAAGATTATACTGTGGCTCAACTACATCAAATACTCCGTAGCCATATCTGTCTGGAATTATTTGCTTTGAAGTTGCATCGTCGCCTGCATATACGTTATTGTCGGCCTGTACGATTTCACCGTTTGTTGTAGTTAGAGCCTTACTTAACTTTCTTCTTGCAGATCTTTTAAAATTTTGGGATAGTCCATTGAGTTGCAAGATATCTTCTGCATCTTGCTTAAAGTCATCCTGGTCTGCTTTTATCATAGGCTCTGAGGTAGTAGAGCCTATGTGTACGCTATCGATCCAAAGATCTTCTTGTTCGTGCTGCATCTCGCCACGCTCCTGTATCGCCATATGAAAGAAGCCCGTTGTCCATTCGATACTTATCCTCTTGGTATTCTTCTTCGGTTAATCTACCTATACCTGCGATAAATACTGCCTGTCCTTCTGGCTGTCCGTAATGTGCGGCGGCTTTTCTAATTTCAGACATTTTCTCTATATCGCCGCGCATAGATGGAATATTTAAAACATTATCATCGTCATCTTTAAAGACTCCGCCCTCTGGTAATAACCAGACGTATATTCCGTAGTTGGACGGATCTTGTACTATTTGTAAGCCCATGTACCTGATAATACCATATTAAGCGTTATTTGTATCGAAAATGTTCAAGTAAGAGTTAATTTTTTGTCTGGCAGGCGTCAAAGTGAACGATGAACTAGCATAAAGATAGTATTCATTAGCATGTTCTCGTCCAAACAATATTCTTACAAAGTCTCCATTTAAATTAGATTGAGGTACTAATTGAGAAGAGGCAGATAATTGATAAATAAGGTTATCTTGAAGAGAAAGTATATAATCTCCCTCAAGAACATTATGACCGTCTACATATAAATCATCATTGACCATAGTTGATGCGGAAGTAAAGATTGATAATGAGCCTTCACTTAAAGCAGATACATTTTTATCAAATCTCAGTTGATTCTTCAATGGCTGATATATAGAATTTATTGCTGAAGAAGAGTAATTTGTTTCTGGAGCATCTATAAAATTAATAGAGTAGGATGCTGAATCATTAACTTTTATAATATAGTCCCCCGCCCCAGTAAATTCTTTATGAAGATATCCAACTGCAGATGCTGTTAAGGATGAGTCCATAATATAAACATTTTGTATATTAAAATTGGCATGAGAAGTATCTCCCCACCTTATAAGAAAATTATTATAATCATATGTAAATAATTTTTTATTAAATGAAAAAGTTACATGAGTCCATTCATTTGAAGGAACTACTGAACTAGATACCCCATTAATATATAATGATGTTGAAGCGGTGGTATATGAAATTAATCCGTTGTGATTATTCATACTAGCGCTAAAAAGTACATTTGATGCAGCAGACGATGAAAAAACTCTAAGAAGTGAATAGGTATGATTACTATTGCTGTTCAACCTAACATATGCGCCTACTGAACCAAGATATTTAAGCATAAAATACATTATACTACTCTAATGGCCAGCATTTATGTATCTATTCCAAGCATGAATGACAATGAATTAATACCATCATTAAAAAACTGTATACACCAGGCCAGCAAAAATAACACAATAAATATTGGCGTGGCTTTTTCTACTTTCAATGAGGAAAGTTATTTAGATTATTATTTACATGAAACCTCGAAACTAGATTCTGTAAAATTTAAATATTTTCATCCAGAACAATCTTTAGGTGTGGGCGCGGCTCGCAAAAATGCCTATTCTTTTTATGATGAAGAAGACTATCTTTTGCAAATAGATGCTCATAGTTTTTTTAAAAAAAACTGGGATATTGAGTTAATAGAAAAATTAAATTATTCTAAAAATAAATATGGTAAGTCTATCCTAACCTGCTATCCCGCACCATATTCTTATCAGGACGGTGGTCGAATACTGCATAACGGATGGTCTACTGTTACTACAGAAATTCATGACGGTGTTCTATCGGATTATAGGTATGATTCTGGAAATGAAGGTTTTTGGGACTTCCTCCCAAACTGGAACTCACCAAGTAGAAAAAAATTCTTTGATGACTATGAAAAAATATTAAAAATATCTGCTGGCTTTATGTTTGGAGATAAAGATTTTGCAAAAGATTACATCGATTTGATTCCATATGAATACATGTTTTTTGAAGAAGAGATAATCGTTACATCAGAACTGCTATCTAAAGGGTACGATCTAATTGCCCCTTCAAATATTCCTATTGCACATCTTTATTCTTCTGATATGGATGAGGATTGTGGTAGAGAAGGTTTAGATCCCAAGAGATTATATAAAAATGACATACAGGTAAAAAACAATTTTTATAATTATTGCTATAATAATAGAGATAAGATTAATTTATTAAATAAAAGACTCGGCATTGATATGTTTAAAATAATAGAAAAATCTAAAAAAAGGATTACTAATGATAACTAGAGAAGGACTATTGGTTTATGACCCTGAGTGGCATAACTACAATTGGCCTGATATATTTGAAAATAGTTGGATTCAAGTAGATACGGAAGCGGATTCTAATAACTTTAAACATGCAAGATTAGTATTAAATTCCAGATT